GAGAAACAAAAAAATGCCGTTCCAATTATCTCCAGGAGTTGCGGTAGTAGAAAAAGATTTTTCAGAGATCGTTCCTGCAGTTTCAACATCTACAGGTGCTTTCGCTGGTGTGTTTGCTTGGGGTCCCGTATTAGATCCTGTTACAATCTCATCTGAAACAATTTTAGTCCAACGTTTTGGTGGACCAACAGATGCGACAGCGCAATCATTTTTCACTGCAGCAAATTTCCTTGCTTACACAAATAACCTATTAACCGTTCGAGTAGACACTACTAATGCTAAAAATGCAGTAGCTTCTGGAACAGCTATTAAGATTAAAAACCAAGATCATTACCTAGAAAACTTTGCTGCTGGCGAAGCTTCTGTAGGTGAATGGGCTGCTAAGTACCCAGGTGCATTAGGTAACTCAATCACAGTTTCAATGGCTGATGCAACAACCTTCTCAGGTTGGGAATATGAGTCAGAGTTCCCATTGGCTCCTTCTACATCTACATACGCAGCATCAGTTGGTGGTTCAAATGACGAACTCCATATCGTTGTAGTAGATGCACATGGTCTATGGACTGGTACTATCGGTGCTATCTTAGAAAAATACTCATACGTATCTAAAGCATCAGACGCAGTACAAACAAATGGTACAAACAACTACTATAAGAACGTAATCAACAGCCAATCACAATATATCTGGTGGATGGATCATACAACATCAGTATCTACTTCAGTCAATGGAGTTGGTACAAGCGGCGTGGCTTGGGGCTCTGTAGCTCTTAACAATGGCTTTAAAGACCTTTCAGCTGTCGTTACTAAGACGCTCTTAGGCGGTGTAGATGACTTTGCTGCTACAGACGGTGAATTACAAGATGGCTTTGATATATTTGCTAATGCAGATCAATACGACATCGCGTTGATCCCAACAGGTAAAGTTTCTTCAACTGTCGCTCAATACGTTATCAGTAACGTAGCAGAGACAAGACTTGACTGCGTTGTGTTCATCTCTCCATTAGATCCAAGTAATGACATCATTACTCCAGGAGCTGCTAATGCTATCGATAACATCGTAACGTTTAGAAACTCATTATCAAGCACTTCTTATGCAGTGTTAGATTCTGGTTACAAATACCAATACGATAGATACAACGACGTATACAGATGGGTTCCATTAAACGGTGACGTTGCTGGTCTATGCGCCCGTACAGATCATACAAATGATCCATGGTGGTCACCAGGTGGCTTCAACAGAGGTCAAATTAAGAACGTTGTTAAGCTTGCAGTTAACCCAATGCAAACAGACAGAGACATGTTATATGCAGCTGGTGTAAACCCAGTAGTAACATTCCCTGGTCAAGGTACAATCCTCTACGGTGATAAGACATTGCTTGCTAAACCAAGCGCATTTGATCGTATCAACGTACGTAGGTTATTCATCGTACTTGAAAAAGCTATTGCAGTTGCAGCTAAGTACCAATTATTTGAGTTTAATGACAGCTTTACAAGAGCTCAGTTCGTTAACTTGATCACTCCTTACTTAAGAGACGTTCAAGGTAGACGTGGTGTTACTGACTTTGCAGTTGTTTGTGACGATACAAATAATACAGGTCAAGTTATCGACGCTAACCAATTTGTTGCCGATATCTATATTAAACCTAACCGTTCAATCAACTTCATTACATTGAACTTTATTGCAGCAAGATCTTCAGTAAGTTTCTCTGAAATCGGTGCATAACATATAAATAATAATAGGAAAAATAAAGGATAAAATATGGCAAACATTAGCGATTTTAAAGCACAACTGATTGGTGGCGGAGCTCGTCCCAACCAGTTTAATGTTCAATTAACATTCCCAGCATTCGTACAAACTGGTGCGGCTGTAGGTTTAAGTTCACAGTTCTTATGTAAAGCTACTACATTACCAGCTTCTACAGTAGAGAACATGCAGATCTTATACAGAGGCCGTCAAGTTAACTTTGCAGGTGAAAGAGCATTTGCTCCATGGACAGTAACGATCTATAACGATACAACGTTCTTGATCAGGGATACTATGGAAAAATGGTCAGATGGTATTATGAACAACGCACAAACAAACGGCCTTACAAACCCACGAGCTTATCAAGTTGACTTAATAGTTAATCAATTAGATCGTAACGGCGCAACAATCAAGTCATATAAGTTCCATGATGCGTATCCTACATCAGTGGGCCAAATTACACTTGACTATGATGCTAACAATCAAATTGAAATGTTCGACGTTGAGTTTAACTACAACTACTGGACTTCTAATACTACAGTCGGTACTAGCGCTTTCGGCGTTAATGCTTCTGTAACTACACCAGTAGGTACATTCCCATTACCAATCTAATTGGCGGGAAATTAATATTATAAAGGTTATATAATGCAAATATTTGGATTTGAAATAAATCGTGCTGAGAAAGACAAGAGAAAGATAAGACCTGGAGCTGAGGTTGTTACCCCAGCTCCTGATGATGGTTCCACGGTAATATCTACACTAGGAGCTGCAGCTGCCTACTACGGCATGACTGTAGACCTTGAAGGTGTTATCAAAAATGAGAACGACTTAATCCGTCGTTATAGGGAGATCTCCCAATACGGCGACTGTGATAATGCCGTGGAAGACATTGTTAATGAAGCTATCGTAGCTAATTCAGACGAAGCTCCTGTAGAGGTAGTACTAGATGATGTAAACTTATCTAGTTCTGTAAAGAAGATGATACAGGCAGAGTTTGATGAGATACTTAAGCTTTATAAGTTTGGTACAAAAGGTCACGATATATTTAGGTCTTGGTATGTGGATGGTAGGCTTTACTATCACATACTATTAGATGAAGAGAACCTTAAGAACGGTATTCAAGAACTACGTTTCATTGATCCACGTAAGATCAGACGTATCAAGAATATCAAGAAAGGTAAGAACGATAAGGGTATCGACGTCGTAGTAGGCATAGAAGAGTTCTATATCTATAACGATAAAGGTATCAACGAGAATACAAGTCAGGGCGTTAAGTTATCGATTGATTCGGTAATCTACTGTCCTTCAGGACTGATCGATGCTAACTCTAACTCAATGTTAGGTTATCTACATAAAGCGATCAAACCTGTAAACCAATTAAAGATGATCGAAGATGCTCTAGTTATCTACAGGGTATCGCGAGCACCTGAAAGACGTATATTTTACATTGACGTAGGTAACTTGCCAAAGCTTAAAGCTGAGCAGTACGTCAATGATATCATGAACAAGTATAGAAATAAAGTTGTCTACGATGCAGCCACTGGCGAGATACGAGACGACCGTAAACACCTCTCTATGATGGAAGACTTTTGGATGCCTCGAAGAGAAGGTGGAAAAGGTACTGAAATCACTACCCTTTCCGGCGGTCAAAACCTCGGTCAGATCGAAGACATACAATATTTCCAAAATAAACTATATCAATGCTTGAATGTACCTATTGGAAGGTTACAATCACAAGAAGGTTTTAGTCTTGGTAGAACTACAGAAGTAACAAGAGATGAGATCAAGTTCAATAAGTTCATTGAACGCGTTAGACGTAAGTTCTCTGTGTTGTTTGCTGAAGCTCTTAGGGTACAATTGATTGCAAAACAGATCATTAGACCAGATGAATGGCCATTGATCGTACAAGATATACGGTTTGACTTCCAAGAAGACAACCACTTTGCAGAGTTAAAAGAAGCCGAGGTGTTGTCTAATAGGATCAGTACGTTAAGCCAGATACAGCCATATATTGGTACGTTCTACAGCATGGAGTTTGTAAAACGTCATGTACTCAAGCAGTCTGAAGAAGAGATTGAAGAGATAGAGAAACAGATTAACGCAGAACAAGAAGAGATTCAGGCCATGATGGCTATGCAAAACGGTGTTCCAGTTGATAGTGGAATGGGCGCAGGTCCAACCGCACCATCACTACCACCACCAAATAAAACTAAAGGAGAAGTATAATGTCACAAGGCGTACAAGACTTAATTCAAGCTATCGATTCTGGTGATTCACAAGCTATCGATGCAGCGTTTCAAGCAGAAATGGCTACACGTATCTCTACAAGACTAGAAGATATGAGAGTTAACGTTGCTAAGGGTATGTTTGCAACAGAACAATCAGAACAAGAAGCAGAAGTTGTTGAAGAGGAAGTAGAACTCTTTGCAGAAGAGATCGATACAGATGAATTAGCATCTATCATCGAGTCTTTAACAGACGAAGACTTCGAAGGTCTTGATGAAGAGAATACTCTTGAACTAGAAGAAAAATACGAAGGCTTTGCAAAGCTTAAAGGTGAACTAGCTCATAAAGCTGGTGTTAAGAATCCTGGTGCTTTAGCAGCAGCAATCGGCCGTAAAAAATACGGTAAAGAAAAATTCCAAAAAGCTGCCGCAGCTGGCAAGAAGATGGGTCATGAGTAAACTAGACGCATCACAGTTTGACGCTTCTTTATTAGAAGCAGCAATGAAGGTTAAGAAGGAGTCAGCATATAACCCTACATGCTCTATGAACGACTTACAAGCAGAACCAAGCGGCTCTAAGGGAGATGCGATGCCATCTACGTCTTTAAACATTGCCTATGAGAGCAAGAAGAAAAAGATGAAGAAGGAAGGCGTGTTTGGAGATCAGGAAGTTAATCCTGGTGGTCCAGCTCAGTATCATAAAGAAGAGACAGAAAAGTCATTCGATGCTAAGAAGGATGCTCGTATGTCAATCAACCAGTTAAAGAGTGTACTACATAACACCACTGAGTTGCTTGCTATGATCAAGCCTGATGATCTATTGCCTGAATGGGTAGAAACAAAGATCACGTTAGCTGAAGACTATATGGTTACATGCAGCAACTTTTTACGTTCAGATAGAACAAAATAATGCAATACGGAAGCTTTCTTAAGGCCTTAACTGGCACTACTGCTAGAGTCCACTCATACGGACACCTTATTGAGCAGGCATCCAACGGTAAGATCCTTATCGATGGTGAGAAGACTTCTTTTACAGATTTAGAGGAAGCAAGACAATACATTAAGACAAAACATACGACAAGAAACATAGAAGAGCAAATTAAGACAGAACTATACGAAGACATATCAGATAACAAGATAGCAAACATTATTAAAGAATATTACGATGTAAAAGTAACAGATACTTTAATAGAGTCATACGTAGATTTTGCTTCCTCTAAACAATTTACTGTAGACCCTGTCGTAAGAGATATTAGAAATCTTAATAAGTTTGATAAGATCGTAGAAGGTAAGATCGACTACAAATTGGAAGATGGCACAATTATTGCTATCAATGAGACTACTCAAGATAAGTTGGCTGAGTTGTTTCATGATGAACAAGAAATCATTGAGCACATGAGAGAAAGCAAAGAAAACTTTATCGATGTGCTTAAACAAATCGGAGAATAAGAATGGCATTAGATTACTACATTGTAAAGAATTCAACCAAAGAGGTTGTAGTTCAAGTTAACGGGGCAAATGATAGCTTAGGTATTGCGTTAAATACATTAGCTTCAGCTGATCAAGTACTTGGAGCTTCTGGTGCTACAGGCTATATGCCACCAGCAGTTAACTTAG